TTCTTTTCCAGCATCTGGATTATCTTCAAAACGTTTTTTTTGAGATTTACTCGCTTGTTCTCTTAATTCTGGGTTATCTACATAAAGTTGTTTATGAAGTTCCCTTCTTTTTTGTCTTGTATCTTCATCCAATTTTTCAAAATACATTTTTGCTGATTTACTCATTTTTTCTTTGTCTTCATCTGTAAATACATATCCATTTGTTCCCTCTCCACCAAACGTCATATTATATCCATAGTCATTTATATAATATGAATTATACTCTATAATATATGAAATTTCCTTCTTACATAATTCTTCTATTGTATTTGATGTATCTATTTCTATAAGTTTTAATGTGTCAATCATATTATATTTTCTTATCGCATTATACACGCATTTTGTATCACCATTTTTTGCGCATTTTTTATGCTCGTTGGTTCGTTGTTCTAATGAAGTAGTTGTCAAACCGATATAGTGTTTTCCATTAGGAAATTGTATTTTATAAATAGTTCCGCAAGACATTTTAGTATATATTATGTAAATAATAAATAATTCAATTTTATAATTAATTCGTAAAATGACTTAAAATAAAATCTTTAGGAATATTATAAGGGATGGAAAAAGAAGTAAATCCACCAACCGACTTTTTCAAAGGAATTAAAACCTCTTTAAAAAGTGTCTTGAAACATCCTGATGTAAATTTACCCAAAATTACAAATGCTGTTATTAAGTGTAATAAAATTGTTATTCAAACTATGATGTTTATGAAACTTTTTTTATTGGATCATTATGATAAGCATAATTCATTACCAACGATTAATGATGAATTCATAAATTCTTGTATGAAAATTTTATGTAATGAAAAATCAACTGGAAGACCACCTAAAAAGGAAATCAAAGAACTCAAGGATACACTTACGTCGTTTTACAAAAGCGATTTTCAACAACTTATTCAAAATGAAAACTTGGATTATACTCATATGAATACCATTTTAGATTATCTTACTATTGATATTCTTACGATGTATGAGAATAACATCAAATTTCATTATGTAGAATATGTAGAACGATATGTAAATGTTGTTTGGAAAAAGAAATTTATTGTAAATAAAATAAGGAAGATGAATATTACACAAAAAGAAAAGGAACAACGAGTAAATAATTTATGCAGTCAGTTGCGAAAAATCAAAACCGATTTATTGAATATAGAAAATATTAATTATAAATCTCATTCAATGTATCACAAATGGATTAACCAACAAAAACAATTTATTACACCAAATAAAGCAAGTTATAAAAAGAACAATATTGTTTATGACTTAATGTGTAGTCCATTTGATTATTTTGGTTGTATGATTTTTATGATGAAACAAATTGAAAAGGAAGAACAAACAATTTATAATGTATTTCCTATGAGAAGTGAAGTTATACCAAAACATATAAGATTAGATACAACTACATTAGTTCATTTACTTATGACAAAGAAACAAGGAAATAAAAGTGATTTTTTAACAAAAGGGAATTTGAAACGCAAAGAAGATAAAATATGGGAATTCTTTTTTAGAACAGAAAGAAAAATGTTTCATAAAAAATATTACGAATTTCATCATATGATAGAAACAGATGGTGTAAGCTGTTCTTTGTTATTATTGCGTAAAGATTTAGTTGGTAAGAAATTACCGATGATGAAAAAAGATTTATCAACGGAAACATATATTGATGAATTAAAAGATTATTCTTCTTTACAAAATAAAAAAATAGTGGCGATTGATCCTGGTAAATGTGATTTGATTTATTGTGTTGATAATTCTAATAAAGAAGCAAATACATTTAGATATTCACAAGACCAAAGGAGAAAAGAAACAAAGAAAAAGAAGTATTCAAAAATTCATTTTGAATTGAAAAAGGAAAAAATACATGGAAAAACAATTATAGAATGGGAAACAGAATTATCCAAACTAAATAGAAAATCACTTAACATATCAAAATTTAAGGAATATATCCAAAAGAAAAGTGAAATAAATGGAATGTTATTTAGCTTTTATGAAAAATACATTTTTAGAAAATTACGCTTACAAAGTTATAGAAATACCAAGAAAAGCGAACAAAAAATGTTAAATAATTTCAAACGCATATTTGGAAATGAAAAAGAAGTTGTAGTTTGTTTTGGTGATTACGAACAAAAAAAACAAATGAAATATAAAGAAGCAACCAAAGGAAAAGGAATGCGAACATTATTTAGAAAAGCAGGTTTTCAAACTTATTTGGTTGATGAATTTAGAACGAGTTGTATGTGTTCCAAATGTGAAATAGGTATTTGTAAAAAGACGATGGTTAGGGAAAATCCAAAACCATACAGAACTGGAAACATTATCGTCCATGGGCTGATTTGTTGTAAGAACGGATGCGGTTATTGGAATAGAGATGTTAATGGATCTACAAATATTTATAAAATAGCTTATAATGCGATAAATAATAAAGAAAGACCAAATTATTTATCCAGAAGCAAGAATTTATCAGGTAGTTTAGACGAACTACCAAAACCAAAATTTACACGCTCTGTGAAGGGCAAACCTTATTGATTTTTTTGGCATTAAGCGTGCCATTTTAAATCTTCAAGGGTGTAAAGTTAAACTATAATATATCCACATACCAGATGAAAAAATATTTAAAATACAAAAAGAAAGAGAGAGATTATTGGTACTTTTTTTTGTATATAGTAAATACATAAATATCATTCTTGCTACTATAGAAATAGATGTAGCTGTATATGGTATTATTTTTATATTTTCTTGTTTATCCATTAATAAGAAAATATAATTTATTTGTTATAATATTCTTTATTATAACTTTTATTCAATAATATAGATTTTTTTGATTTTTTAATTACAATTATTTTGATTGATGGTGACATATTTATAGTTATTTTTATTTAAGAATTCAACAACTTCTTTATCATAAGATTTTAAATATGTTTTAATATCTCTAACTAATACCCAAAGTGAAATGGATGATGGTGTAGTTACAATACTATATTGATAATAATTATTGACAACCTCACCTAATTTAACAACCCAATATGGTGAATCAAATGGAACTCCATCTAATCTAACAGACAATTTTCCAGGTTCACTAATATTTTTATAATAACCATAGCCTTCAATTTGTTCTACTACACCTTTATTATTCAACTGTTTATTTAATACACTAACATTACCATTTGATAACAATCCATAATCAGCTGTAATACATTCACCATAGCCTTGAAAAATAACATTAGTTGGTGCTCCATAAACTTGATACCAATGACCTAAATACTTTTTAACATCTAATTTATCAACTGGAATAGGAGAAGCTCTAGATACAAAAGCATATAAAAACCCAAAAAGTAATATATTTCCGAACATTTTATATATATAATTAATATTATTTTAAGTTGTTTTGATTTATCTTTTATCTCGAAATATTTATTAATTTATTAAAAAATTGATTTATATATTTATTAATACATTAAATATATAAAACATATAATGAAAAATATAATCAAATCGAATAAAAAGACGACAAAACAAAATCTTATAATTGAAGAAGATGAAAATGATATTTTAAAAAATAATACAAATTTAATTAATATTGTAAATGAACTTTTGAAAAAAAATAGTGTAAAATTTTTATCTGAAAAATTGAATATAGCTCCAGGAACAATAACGAGATGGTTAGAATTGAATGATATCCCAAAAAATTATGAATTTGATTTATTAAAATTATCAAATATTAAAATAGATTATTCGAAATATACATCAAAAGAAAAAGATCAATTTTATACGCCAACAATTACAGCACAACATTGTTTTGAAATATTCAAAGAGGAAATTAAAAAATTAAATGAAAATGAATCAGAATTTATTTATATTGAACCATCAGCAGGAGATGGAAGTTTTGTAAAAATATTGCCAAATGATAGAATTATCGCTATGGATATTGAACCAAAATATGAAGGAATAATTGAAAAAGATTATTTAGAATGGAAACCTAAAACAGATAATAAATATGTTGCTATAGGTAATCCACCTTTTGGTCTACGGGGACATATGGCATTAAAATTTATAAACCATTCTTATAATTTTGCGGATTATGTATGCTTTATATTACCTCAATTATTTGAGAGTGATGGAAAGGGTGTGCCTAGAAAAAGAGTAAAGGGTTATAATTTAATTTATTCAAAAAAATTAGAATCAAATTTTTATGAGCCTAATAAAAATGAATTAAAAATTAATACAATATTTCAAATATGGTCTAAGAATCATAAAAATGAAGATTATGAAGTAAAGGATTATACAAATGAAAATATGAGAATTTACTCTTTATCAGATGGAGGTACAGTTTCATCAACAAGAAACAAAGATATGATAGGAAAATGTGATTTATATATACCTTCAACTTGTTTTGGAAAAGAAAATATTAAAATTTATAATACATTTAATGAATTACCAGGTAAAAAAGGATATGGAATAGTTTTCAATAAAGATAAAATAAATATGATTAACAAAGCATTATCAATAAATTGGCAAAATGTTGCGTTTTTATCTACAAACTCAGCATATAATTTACGAAGTTCTCAAATATATTCTTTATTTGAATAAATAAATTATTGAATTATTGAGTTTATAAAAGTACCAACATCAGTAAAATTATTTAAATCTGTTATCTTAATAGTATAACCTTTGATTATATTTTCTTCATTAATTTTTAATGACGTATCAAGTTTAAAAGCGCCTTTACCTTTTCTCCATGTAACTTGTTTTGATGGAAAATAAGGTTCACATTTTTTTCCACCTTTATAATGTTCTTCATCAAAATTTTTAAATATTGTCAAATATATACATTCTGGAGATATATCAATAAAAATCATATATTCAGCATGCCAAGGTATTTCACCTAATTCATGTTGAAAACTAGAGCTTGTACTTCCTTGATGAGCTGTTTTAATTTCAACTTGTTTTCCTTTAATAACACCATCACCTTTTCCTCCTCCAATTTGTTTAGTTTTACTTCCATCAACAGATGCCTCAATACTAGATTTTTTGCAAATAATATGAATAATTTTCTCTCCAACAATCCCAACATTATTAGATTGTAAAGTAACTAAATCTTTATAAGGACTGTTTTTCCATATATCTTGTTTTTTTTCTTTTATTTTTTGCTCTGATATCAAATCAATAAATAAATTATGAGGATTAGATGAAAGTATATGTTCTTCATTATCATCTTCAATAATTAAAAACTTTTTTGAACTCATGACTAATAATTATATTTAAATTTATTACATATACCAAAATACTTTCAATTTTTTATTAAATAATTAGTTAATATTTTTGGTGTTATATTAATTGTAAATATATAACTTAATAAATCAATTGAATATATAAAACCAAGAGCGTTCAAAAAAATGTCCCTCAGCAGGATCGATATGATGATTCACTAAATTAATTAAGTATTTATAATATTCAATAGGATGTCTTAAAATGAGATCTTTTTTGACAGCAAATATAGCATTAGAATATATACAAAATGGTTGAGGATAAAAATCTCTATTAAAAAATATATGTTTTTTAAACCAATCTTCAAATATAATAGGTTTATTATTTAAATAACAATTTTGAAGATAATAACTTCCATCACAATTTAAATTCCAATCATTATCCCAACAAGATTTATTATTAGTCTTCTTATGAATAATAGTTGGCATAGATTTACCATACAAATATGCTTGATTTTTTAAATTGATTAAATAATTAATATCATCTCTGCCACGATGGTCTGCGATTCTTGCTTGTGTAAATATTACAATATCAGGTAAGTTATTATAATTATCAATTATATAATTGAGATATGTTTCACTTTCTCTGCCAATATTTTCTAATATAATTTCATTTGGAATATTTAATTTTTTATTTTTATTTTTATTATAAATAATAACATTCTTATCATTATTGAGCCAATCA